TGAAGATTGTGTTGCTACTGGTAAAACTGGATGTGTACGAATGGAAACGTTTGGTGTGTGGATACATGGTAACCCTGGAATTGGAAAATCATATATGGTGGAATCACTAACAACTGAATTGTTGCTAGCTGCTGATATATCTTTTTCTGGTGAGAAAACATTACCTTTGAATCCTGCTGATAAGTATTGGTCTAGATGTATGAAACAACCTGTTGTGTTTATGGATGATGCTTTTGCTTTGACTACTGATGAATCTAAACAGTCTCAATTGGCTGCTATTTTTGCGATTATGACCCCTGCGCCGTTATGTCCTGTAATGGCTGATATTAAACATAAAGATAGATTATATTCACCCGATATTTTTGTCGCGTGTTCTAATTTGTTGTTTCCAATAATTGATGGAGTGACTGACAGAGTTGCGTTGTGGAGACGAAGAAATTTGCTTGTTGATGTGAAGATTAGTGAAAATGTGCCTAATTGGCACCCTAATATTAAGACTGCTGATTTGAAAGCGATGAATATTCCTGGTTTGAATTTGGAAAAATACGAACATTTATTGTTCAGAATTGCGCAAGATCCTAGTGATTTGCGTACTAGATGGACACAATATATGGACTGGGAACAATTTGTGGTTACGTCACGAAGAATGTTTTTGGAATTTCGTACTCAAGCAACTGTTAGTTATAATTTTAGATTGAATGAGTTTTATAGAGCCCAGAAGAAAGTTATGCCAAATTATGAAAATTTGTTGGCTAATATACCTGATGGTGAAAATTTGTATGTGATTGCTGCTGCGTTGGCTGAAAGACTGGGTTCATCTCTGTTGAAGAAGTCTGATTCTGTTTGGTATGTACCAATGAAAGAAATATGTGTGAAAAATGTGAACTATTTGAGTAATTTATTTAAGGACACTTATTTTGGTGTTGAGAAGAGAATATTTGAATTTAATTGGACTAATATTTTGCAGAATGTTGAAATTACTGTACCGCAAGCTGATACTGATATTGATTTGGAAGATCCTGATGATATTTTACGAGTGTTGAAGAGAGAGATTAGATTGGTGTCTTATTGGAGTAAAACATTGAAGTCTATTGTTGTGTATGTTACTGGACTTAGAGAATATGTTGGTGAATCTGGCTTTTTGAAAGTTCTTAGGATTATTTATGATCGAATGGAACAGAGAAAAGATTTTGGTCATTCTGTGATGTCTGATAAGACTCGTTTTGAGAGATTGTTTGATGCTGTTGTCAATTGTTTGAAAGAGATGGTTAATTGTAAACATTTTCCACTTTTTGGTTTTGGTTATACTTATCGTTCGAGTTCATTTGTTTATGAATATGAGAATGGTGAAGAAGAATCAATACCTGGAATTTGTTGTCATATGGATAAATGCGTTTTGACATGTAGTGGATTGGTTGATCATTTGTTTAGTTACACTATGGTCGAAGATGAACCCCCACCTTATTTGAATGGAGATTTGTTTACTGAATGGGATGATCGATATGATGAACCAAAGCCTGAAGAAAATGAAAATTATTATTGGACTTTGATAAAGAAATATTGTACTATTGCGTGGAACGTGTT